ATGGAAAGTGTACTTGTGGTAAATGAATATAGAACTGTCGTTAAAAAACATACTTATAGTAGTGGGTGTAGTTAGTGCTTTTTCTGGCAATATCTTCGTTCTCGGAAAAGTATTCTCTGACTTTGAAATACTCAAAACCGAAATTCAAGATATCAAAACTTCGCAGAATATTTTACAACTTAAAAACGAGATATTGGAAAACCAATATAAAATAAAGAGCCTACGACTACAATTAGATAATTTTGGAGAAGAATAATGCTTAAATATATTGCAAGTGTACCATTGATATTAACTTTGATCGCTTCTTTGTATGGAGGTTTTACTTATACAAATAAACTAACAACACAGATAGATAGCTCAACAAAAGAAATTATGTTGTTAAGACAGGATATAGAAAATATCCATAATATTTATTCTGATAAAACAAATAGAAATTCTAAAAATTACACAGAAGCTCGTGAAGAATTAGTGCGAACTATGTCAAACTTAGAAACATGGATTGGTCGTATAGAAGCTAAAGGTCAAGCGATGGAAAAGCTAATGTATGAAACTGCAAGTCAAGCTGAGTACCAAGCCTTAGAAGAAATTGTTAGATCAAATACAGACTCTATTAGACAATTTAAGTATGACATGAAAGATTTAGAAAGACAGTTGAGTGGTGGTTACTAATGCGAACTTTATTTTTAATACTGAGTTTTATACTCATAGTTTCTGCTATTACAAGTCAAGCTAAAGCAGTTAATGAATATCTTAATAGTTACACTAGCTGTGAAAGAGGAAGAATAGAATTTTATACTGAACTAGATAGACAAGACTACGATCAACGCATGAGCAGTAGTTCAGATTACTTTTCTGATAGTGGTAAAGTAGGCATACGATTTACTTATCCATTACAATCTACCTGCACAAAAGAGTCAATCAATCTAACTTTAGAAAATGAAAGACTCAAACAGCAACTAGAGTTACTTAAACTATGTGGTCGTTATCAAGGATTAGAATTACCAGATCATTTTGAAGATGTAAGAAAAAAATGTAAGGGAATTAAACTAAAGGAAAAAACAGATGCCAATGCAGAGTAGTATAGGACACTTATTAACTAACGATATATCAGCTTTAAATTTAATAATATTAATAATTATTTTATCTATTGTGTGGAAAAAGAAATGAGTGATTGGGAAAAAGAAATTGCAGAATTAAAAACTGATGTCAAATATATAAGAGAAGATGTAAATATTATGCAAAAGCAAATAATGGGCCTTAATAAAACTTCTAATATGGGTATTGGTGGATTAAAGGTTGCATTGTTTATTGGTGGTATTTTAGGAGCAATTTATACTTTTTTCCGATTAATAGATTAAAAACAAGCTTATATTTCAACGTAGAAGAAGAAAACTAACCTTCCTTGACCATTAGTACCCCCTAAAAAGGACGTTATATGAAGACTTTAATAATTTCGGACCTTCATTTTCCCTACGCACACAAAGACAGTTTACCTTTTTTAAAAGCTGTTAAGTCCTGGTTAAAACCAGACAGAGTTGTAAATATAGGAGACGAAGTTGATTATCATGCGATATCATTCCATGACAAAGACCCTGATCTTGATAATGCTACTCAAGAGCTGCTGAAGGCTAGAAAAGATATAAAAAAATTAGAAAAGTTATTTCCTAAAATGGATTTACTTCATTCTAATCATGGCTCCCTAGTGTTTCGTAAAAGAAAATATCATGGTTTACCTGATTACATTATAAAAGATTATCCTGATATTCTTGACGTTAATAAAAAGAATTGGAAATGGCATGATAAACTTATCTTACATGATAAGTATGGAAGTTATTACTTTGTTCATAATATGAATAAAGACCCATTAAAATCTTCTATGGCTATTAGTATGAATTTTATTCAAGGTCATTTTCACACAGATTTTCAAATTAAATATTGGTCTTCTCCTGAAGCTCTTAAATGGGGAATGACAGTAGGGTGTTTAATTGATAAAGACTCCCTAGCATTTGCTTATTCAAGAGTAAATATCCGAAGACCCATACTTGGCTGCGCTTATATAGAGAACGGAATACCTAATTTAATTCCTATGGTTTTAGAAAAAGGTAATCGTTGGATAGGCAAGATATGAAAACAAAAGACAAGTTAGTTCAAGGTGTTATTGATCGCATTGCTAAACGATCTGAAGAAGGAATAAAAAAATTTGGCTGCACTATGTTAGAGTCAAAAAAACCTACAATAGCCTGGCTAGATGAAGCACAACAGGAACTTTCTGATGCCATTATATACTTAGAAAAGTTTAAATACATTTTAAAAGAAGAAGAATTGGAACAAGAAAAAATTGGAGGAACAGATTGATTGAGGAGATAAAAAAAAGAATTCGTGAACACGAAGGGTATCGTAATAAAGTATATCGAGATCATCTAGGAAACAGAACAATATTTTGGGGACATCTATGTGATGCAGAGGACTCTTATAAAGATGGTGTAGAATATAGCGAAGAAGAAGCTATTGAAGTTTTTAACAAAGATTTTAATGACGCATTTGATTTAGCTAAAACATTTTTGTATGACCCAGACAAACATCATGCAGATATTTTTGGTGTATGTATTGAAATGGCTTTTCAACTTGGCAGTAGGTTATTTAAGTTTAAAAATTTTAGAGCAGCATTAGAGAAGAAAGAATATTCTGTTGCATGTATGGAAATGAAAAATTCCCTTTGGGCCGAACAAACACCAGGAAGATGTGATTCTTTAATAAAAATCGTGGAGAAACATAAATGAAAATAATTGTAACAGTTTTATTTACGTCTTTAGTCTTAGTAGAAGCTGCTAATTTCTATGTTTATTATAATCAAATTACAGGTGCATTATGTTAGGATTATTAGGAACAATAGCTCCATTAGCAAAAACATTATTAGGAACAATAGATAAGGCAGTACCAGATAAAGATTTAGCACAAAAAATAAAAGCAGAATTTAATAATGAATTGTTAAATGCTGATATGTCTAAATTTAAAGCTGCAGCAGATATAGTTAATTCAGAAGCTAAATCACAACATTGGATTACAGCAACTTGGAGACCAATGTTAATGTATTGTCTTATCATAATTGTATTCAACAATTACATTTTGATGCCTTATATAAAATATTTTTTTGGCGTTGAAATAACATTAGAAATTCCTCAAGATTTATGGACATTATTACAAATTGGTCTTGGAGGGTATGTAGTCGGTAGGTCTGGAGAATCCATCGCTAAAAACTTTAAAAAAAAATAGGAAAAATTTATGGATAAAAATGAAGAACATATTGTTGGTAAAAGTGGAGACTATACAGCAAAAGCATCTCTAGGCGAAACTTGGGAAAAAAGTGCATGGACAAGTGGTGTATCACTTAAAGGTTCAGCAGTTTTAAATGACCCTACACCTGGGGGAATGTACGATGTTAAAATCAAAACTAACTGTGATGGATATAATAACACTTATGAAGTTTCACAAGGCGAGTCTTTTGATTTTAAAAAAATTACAACTAATCTAATGGACGCAACAGATGTTAAAATTACTGTTACAGGTAAAGAAGGTCAAACAGGCGATTGGAAGTTAGTTGTAGATTATAAAACTTGTTAGGAGAATATATGAAATTATTAGAAGACTTATGGGACCATATAAAATCTTGGTCAGACTGGGGAATGAAAGATTGGATTAAAGCAGGTATAGTAGCTTTAATTGTAATCGTAGTAATTGGTGCTATTTAATTAACTTTAAGGAATAATATGGATAAGAAAAAACCAAGACCACCTAAATACTGATGTCTTTTACAAAGAGACAAACAGAAACTTTAAAAAAGCATAAAAAACATCATACTAATAAACATATGGTTATGATGAAAAAGCTAATGAATAACGGAAAAACTTTCACAGAAGCACATAAAATAACGCAAAAAAAAATAGGTACTTAAATGTCTTTGTATGAAAATATAAATAAACGTAAACGTCTTGGTATATCAAGACCTAAATCTAAATCTACAATATCTAGTAGCTCATATGCTAACATGAAATCTGGGTTTAAAAATAAAAAGAAAAAACAAAAAAAAATTACGTGAAAAAACTTAAATTGCCTTCCAAAGTAACTATTGGAGCTTTTGAGGTACAATTAATTACAATACCCCATGACATTAGTTATGAGGTTTCAGAAGCACAGGGGGCCTTCGTTGGAAAGCCCCCTTACAAAATATATTTAGATGATGATATTATCCAAGGTGGAGGTAAAGACGCAATCAACGTAGTTATCCATGAAATGTTGCATGTTGGATATTACCAATATCTTCTCAAAGATAAAGAAGAAGAAACTGTTGTTAATTCTTATGGGAATTTTATTACAGAATTACTTACTCGTTCCGAATTAAAAGCATGGATAATTGACAATATGTAGAGGACCTATGAACCAATGGAACCCCCTTCGGTTTGATAAAGAGTTTATCTCATCAGAATTAACAAGAACAAGAAAAGCATATGGGGAGTCTAAAGCTGCCTACGATAGCTTAGAACGTCAGAAAAAAAGAATTGAAGCTAAATTATACCTAGAGTTTAGACAGGCTGAAAAATGTACTGTTGAAGACGCAAAAATGAAAGCACGTACTCATATAGAGTATGCAGAGATAGATACCCTTATAGATCAAGCAGAAATGCAGACAGAAAGAGCATATGCTGATTATGAAGGTTTACGTTTAAAGTGTCAGTTATTGATACAAGAGAACAGTACAATGAAACAAGAAATGAAATTAGGGTAGTGGTATACTTAATGGTATACTTAATACTTTATTAAGTTTGATAAAACTTGATAAAATATAGAAACCATTACAAATCATTACATATAAGAAACCCCAGAAACTCAACACTTCTGGGGTCTTTTTTTATTTGTAGAAATAGTGTAAACATAATTTGGGACCAGGGGGTCGAAGGTTCGAATCCTTTCTCCCCGACCACTAATTCTGCCATTTTTTAAACTTGGTCAGTACCTTCTTTATTATTTTGGTATACTATTTGGTATACTAACTTTCCAATTTTTTCTAAACTATCAGATCGTGTTTTAAAATCTGATTGATCGTATATTCTGCTAGTATTAATATCGCTATGTCCATATGTTTTCATTACATGTTCAGAGTTACCAATTAAATTAGCAGTAGTGTGTCTAGTATCATGTTCTCTATACATTTTAATAAATCCTGCATCTTTTTGAGCTGTTTTATAAGCTCTTCTAATGCTTTTAATAGGTTTACCATTATATAAAAAAACATTACCTGGTTTATCTAAATTTAAACATTGTATTCTAGCTTTATGTTCTTCATCACTTTCACTAGGAAACAATTTTTTACCTTTTAATAAATTTTCCATTTCATGTGTAAGTGGTAAAATGTATTCTTGATTACCTTTTTGTATAAAAGTAATAGTCATTCTATCCCAATTAATCATTTGTGTAGTCAATTCCATTGAATTAAATTTTCTTAAACCAGAAACCAATCTCCAAAATATTACATTTTTTGCATGTGGTTTAGCTGCTTGATACATAGATACAATTTCATTTTTAGACATAGAACGATCTATTTTTTTTTCTTTTTTAAACATAAAAGTTTTCCAAATAGGTTCGTTTCCTAATAAATATTTTTGTGATAATTTTGCATCATTGTAAGCCTGTCTTAAAAAAGCAATTTCAATATTAATTGTTTTTGGTTTTACTCCTTCTTTTCTTCTTTTATTAATGAATTTTTTTATAATACCAGGAAGATTTACTTCATGTATAAAAGTTTCTTGACCTATTTCGTCAATCCATCTTTGCACATTTCGTAAAAAATCATTCTTAGTTGATTTTGGATTTTGCGTATTTTCCCAATTAGGTTCTACTGTTTCTTGGTACTCACTAAATAATTCTAAACAACTTAATTTTTGTTTTATATTAGTAGGTGTTTTAAGTTGACGTTTTAAATCAACTATCCACTCTTGCCTAATTTCTCTTGCTTCCTTATATTTAGTAGTTCCTGAAGATTTTTTGTAGAGTTTACCTTTAATCCTTGTGTGTAAGTACCAATAGGGCGACCCCTCACGTTCTCGTATTCCTTCTCTTCTTGTTGCCATGTTGCTCCTTCTTTTAAATCTTCGATATGGTTTGAATTAAACCTATAATCTCTTCCATATCTTACGCACTTAATAATACCCTCATTTACTCTCTTATACAAGGTTGGGCGTGAAATATTTAATTCTTGGCATACTTGAGTTGCTGTCATTAATGCTTTATTCATATAATTTTCCTTGATTTAGGTCTTCTGTGAGAGGTTTCCAGGTAATATCAACTAATTGGTAACTGCCCTTAAATTGTGATTGTATGACGTTATTATTAGCCTTTAAATTGCTTAATTCTTCTGGGTTTAGTTCCATTACCTCATTATTATGGGTTATTCTTAAACCACCTTGCCTAATAGCAGACTTAATTTCATAATCTTTGACAGAGACATATTTACCTTGCCATAATTTTTTAACTGATGTTGTTTTCACTTTTAACCTCTGGTATGTCAAATTCAGATGCTTCTATCTCTGCTTTATCTTTATCAAACCATTCAGTAACAGGACCAAATTCAGTATCAGAGTCATATAAAAGACGAACAATTTTTTCATAACTTGTTTTGCTAAATACTTCTTCTGATGCTTTTTCTAAAGTTTCAGCGCTATAAGTTCTGCATATAATAATATCTTCCTTCACTTTGCTAGTTACGACATTACCATAATATGTTTGTGCTATTTGCTCTGCAAGAGTTTGACTAATTC